CTTATGGAATTGCTCAACTCCTTAGAGAGAAAGATCACCGAAGCGAATACCAAATCTTACGAGGTCTTAAATATATTTCTGCACGGTACAACACACCTTGTAGAGCCTACAGTTTCTTTCTCAAACGAAACTACTACTGATTAACATAGACTTGTCCTAACCTTCCTAGGACATACCGAAAGCCTCGCAGTTTTCATTCATTTCCTGCGGGGCTTTTCTAATTCTAAAAGACAAAAACCCCTACGGGATAGGAACCGTAGAGGCTATTGCCAGCACTCAACTGGATATCGGATCCAGCCTTGTAGTAAAATTGTAGCACATTTTTACAAATGTAGCACAATTATTTATCGTTGGTATAGAACCCGCTACCTTTAAAAGTTATAGATGGGGCAGACCATAAGCGGGAGGTCAACTCACTACAGCAGGTGGGAGTGTCCTCAACACCATAGATAGGGCGTTCAATAGAGATAACCCCGCCACATACCTTGCACTTATATTCGTATATCAGAGAGCTACTCCGTCACTCACCTTTAAAAACCCTACCAGTTTATTGCGGTTAGATTTATTAGCAAACTCAGTTGTATTAGGTAGCCACTTATCTGCCCAGGCTGGCTGAGGTAATTTACCAAGATCAAATCCCCATACACCTTCCGGTGTTGCGTTGATATACCAAGGTGCAAGTGAACGCATACCTGCTGCCTCAACTAATGCTTGATACTTCATCTCTTCAATAAGTAATTCAGGGTAGTGTGTCTTACGGGATTTAAGTTCAATAAACATCTTATGTTCTAGTGATACGCAGTCCCAGGTATCAAACTCATCACTCTTCTCAAGGTCTGAGTAGTGAAACTCTTTTAGGTAATCAAATAACTCAGGCTCTTTTAACTCCAAGGTGTATCCCCTCCAAGTAGATCTTGCAGTTTACGCATAGCATTAGCGCACCTGCGATCAGCGGTAGATACTGCTACCTCTAGGTATTGTGCTATCTGATTTAAAGTCCAAGCGTCGTGGTATCTAAGCTCTAGTATCTTGGCTTCATCAACATCTAACTTCTCATATGCTTTTTTAATATCAAGTAAGATAGCAATTAGATTACCGCTCTCAGCGGGAGCTGACTGTTTCTTTGGTGAGCCATCGTTGATCATATCCTGTGCCTGTTGCAACACAGTCCCGTGCAGTACCGATTGAATTACAAAGGGTAGTAGTTGTGCGATAGTGGTAGTCTCATAGAAGGCTTCATCTCCGGTGTGATAGCCAGCCTTACCAGCCTTCTCCTTACGGGCATAGCGTTCAGCCATACGCCTCATCTGATAGGCAATACGCTTCTCATTACGCTGGCGTTTATTAAAGTCAGGCTCGTTTAATTGTTCAAGGAAGGCAGAGTTCTTGGCTACTGACCAGGCATAGCACTCTTGTATTACATCTTGTTTATCTACCCACCCTTTAAACCTACGCATAATAACTGTTGCTACGCTAGGTACTAGCTCATAGAAAGTCGGGTGTAAATCCTCACTCACTAGGCCACTTGTTTTCTAATACCATAATTGCTATGGCGGAGTAGTTAAGTAGATCTATAAAAGAATCTCTAAGTGACTCATTCTGTGGTTCAAAATTCTTATCTAATAAATTATTTATTCTTGCTATCTTATCGTGCATACGTACACGCAGTCCGTTGATTGGTCCACCAGGAGCACGGGATATATTAGTTGGACCGTAGTCCATTTGTTTTCTTAGAAGTAGATCACCGGCCTCATCAAGTAAGCCTCTTACTGTATCTATAAACTCTTGGCTTATACCTTTATCAAGAGCAGCTTGATTAGAATCTTGCTTACACAATTGGAACCCCCAATAAATGCCTAGTAGCGTCGGCACCATTAGTTAGGTAATAGTCCGTAATGTCCATATTAGGTGGTAATTGTACTATTGTTCCGTTGATCACCTCCCCTGCAACACGCCGAGAAAACTCAGCACCTGGATTAGTGCCATCTTCTTTAACATCATTATCACCAACGATATATACAACATCATAACCGTTAAACAATTTACTGAAGTGATCTTTCCAAGCAGCTACACCAGGAACTCCTACTGCTGGCATACCTAATACACCAGAAACTATGATGGTATCTAGCTCTCCTTCACACACTACAATTCTTGATGACAACTTACAGATATCAGCAACGTTATATAGGTGTGACTTCTGACCAAGAGGTGAACCATACTTAGGCTTACCCTCATCTAATCTTCTAAACTTAAAGCCAACACAAAGATCTAATGCAGTTATGTATGGTATTGATAACCATCCTGCGTGGTGTTCGTGACCAGGTAGTGGATCAGTAATAGTTCCAAGCTGGAACCGTGCTGCTACCTCTTCAGATATTCCACGTCCTTCGAGATACTTTAGAGTTTCTGGAGTTATTGCTTGAGCGTACTGCTCCGCCGCTACCAGCAAGGATTTCATCTGCTCTTTTGATTGCATCTTTAAACTCCAATCCTTCCTTATGTGTAATTATGTTAACGCCATTACCTGCTACACCGCAGGTGTGGCAGTAGTAGAGGTTGTTAACCGTATCAATTACTGCTGACTTTCTAGTGTCGTTATGAACACAACACCTAACCGATACGTTCTTACCCTCTCTTACTTCCCCTCCGTAAAACTGAACTATTATTCCAATGGGTACTGAGTTCGCAGAGGTTCCGCTAAAACTTTTGCCTGACTTCCTGTTCCTGGACCAGTCTTGTGCTGACATCCACAATCCCCTTTACATTTATCGTGCATATTACTGGCACGTTTGAACTGACCCATCTTGTTCAGCTCACCACCAGATTTACAGCGTTCGCAAATCATTCTTCTTCCTTAACCTCTTCCACTACTGGTGTTACTTCTTCTACTACCTCTTGTGGTTGTACCCATATTTCTGATGTCGTTAAGTCGCCATTAGGTGTTGGCATTTTTTTCCTCCAGCCATTGTGTTAGATCTTGGATGACCCACGCTTTGTGGATCCCCGCTTTTCTCCTCTTAAATAATACATAAGAAAAAGGCTTATCAATACCGCGATGCTTAGCATAGTTAGCAGCTTCGTCTTGCGCTTCATCCCAAAACTCCTTCAAGTTTAAACTCTTTGTATTCTTTAACTCAAAGATATAAGACTCACCAGCAACGATAACAACTAGATCACCTTCATCTTCCTTACCTGATAGGCGTAGTCGCTCAGCTAATACACCCATCTTACGAAACCATTTCATTACATCTATCTCAAAGGCTGCACCCTTGCGTCTATTATAAGTTGGGTTAGGCATCTAACTTCACTTTGTTTACCTTAAATATCCGTTGACCATCTTCTTCAACTACCTCTATAAGTCCTGCCTGGATAAGTAAACTAGCAAAGGAAGCAAAGTCAGTCTCTAACTGTGCAATCTTTTTCTTTAAGTATGTTATCTCTGTGTTAGCCAAACTTCTTCACCGCCTCATCTATGCCCTGCTCTAATGTAATCTTTGGAGTGTAGAACTCTAGCATCTTTGTAGCATCAGCAACCCTATACATACAACCGACAGGCTTATCAGGATTAGTTTTAATCTCTGGTGTATAACCAACTGCTTGACTAGTTAAGCTTGCTAACTCTAAGAAGGATGTAGATCTACCGGTACCTAAGTTTGTAGCACCAACAACATTCTCTCTTACTGCTGTAAGTACAGCACTGACCACATCTTTCATATGAATAAAGTCTCGTGTTTGTTTACCAGTTCCCCATACTTCAAAGGGATCGTTGCGTTCTACCGCTCTCTTAACGTACATAGGAAAGGGATAAGTTAGATCTTGGTCCCATCCATACCCAGAAAAAGGCCTAAAAATGTGGACATTTGGGACAAATTGGGACAGATATTCACCAACTAACTTGCTCCAACCGTATGTCATATCAGGTCCGTTAGGATGTTTAAGGTTGATATCAAACTCTTTTAATCTTGTATCTCGGTTGATCTGTAAATCAATTGGATAAGCTGCTGATGATGAGAAGTAAACTATCTTTCTAGGCTTAGTCTTTAAACACCATTGGAAAAACTCTGAGTCAATAGATAAGTTATCAGCTACTGCAAGTGGTCTACCTTCAATAGATTCTCTGCCACCTACGATAGCGGCAAGGTGAATAACTAAATCGTATTGAGTATCATCTCTTTTAAATAGATCTCTACAATCTAAACCATCCTTGATATCAGCACCAGTGATATTAACATTAGGTAGTTCAGATAACTCTTCAGTAAAATACTTACCAACAAATCCTTTATTTCCGGTGATTAAGATCTTCATCTGTTCCCCAATCGTAGATATATTTAACGTGACCTGATAGTTGTAATGACATCTCAAGGTCTGCCCTATAAACAAAGACATCATTCTCATCTAACGCTGCTCCAATATGGCATACAGTGTTGATCTTCTTACGAGGTATAATAGTTTTCTTGCTAGGTTCTGATGGTTGATAGTTGTAGTAAAGGTCGTGAACTAAACAGTTACCTGCTATCTGCGGATAGATCTGACTAGATAAGAACTCTTGGTCTTGCATATATGTATCTCGTAACGGTGTCTCACTCCATAGCTTCTCAAAGAAGTGCATATCTTTATTCTTACAAGCGAACATACCAGCAGAGATAAGATACCCGTGACCTGTTGGGTGATCTCTAATGATATGGAAACCGTATGGTGAATCTAAGAACTCTTGATGTGCTAACACCTCTCGGTAAGATAAGCGGGCATCAGCATCTCTTGATAGAACTACATCAACAGTTGGATCTAGGACTGCTCTAAATCTCCACATCCTAGCCAAACTATCTTCCCGTTCATCTACTCTTATTATCTCTACGTTGGGAAACAACTCTAAGGTAGAACGACACCAGGTTGGTACAGAATTTCCTACATAAAAGCGCACCGTAAAGCCAGGAAAGAATCGCTGTGCTAACTGTGCGTTCTTTATAGCACCAATTAAAAACTTAAGTTGTTGGCCATAAAGAGAATAGGAGATTACTTGTTTCATTTGATACCTATTAACTCCTTGAACTTAGCAAGATCTGCCTGATAATCTTCATCAACATAACGGCGGAACTCTATGCCATCTGCACTAGATATATCAGGAGCGTTAGCCTCAAGGTAGCCAGCGTCTGCGTGAGATTTACCAGCAAGGAAATGTAGGTGTTCAATAATTACATCATCAAAGTACCAGATAGCATTAAGGTCCATACCAAGTAACATCCAAAAGTTATCCATAAACAAATGAACTAACTTAGGTGGTGCCATAAAGCCAAAGCTCTTAATGATATTAGTGCTCATCATTACTGCAGTGGCAAGGTTCTTACCTTGGAATAGATCATTGCCATAGGCAACACCGTATCCCTTAGATGCTATAGCACCGGATAAGAAGTGATCCCATTGCAGGGTCTGTGGTAGGTGATCATCACCCATAAAGAATATAGTTTCATATTTATCTGCATACTTATTAGCTACCAGATTAAGTGTGCCATTCATTCTAAGTCTTGGGTTTACCTCATAGATAACCCCGTCTAATCTTGGATATAGATCTGCTTGGTCATCATCTATTGCCACACATATATCTGAAATGATGCTAGTCTCTTTTAAGAATTTAACAGCACGATCTATTGAGTCAGGTCTGCTTCTTGATGGAACGATTACCAGGTTAGTATTCATAGTGTCCTAATGTAGTATGGATTGTTGGTCAAATCTTTTACTTATATGTGGTGATTCCCCTACCTCTGTTATCTGACAGTTAGCATAATCAACTGACAAAGGAATAGAGATAGAACCATCTGCTGCGTGTGGACCGAATCGGTTCTTAACTGCAGCAATTCTCATCTGCTTATTAAATGGATCGTAACCCATAGTTGCAATAAGACTTGGTAGTTGTGATACCTTACCGTGAATAGCCCTACGAGCTGGTGGATTCATACCTGAACCATACTCACTCTGCTCTGATACGTGATGAAGAACTAATACACAAGCCTCAGTCTGACGAGCCATATCGTGCAACTCCATCATAATTGCTCTAAGTCCTGCCCATTCATTATCAGTTTCAGCGGCTATATTCATAAGGTTATCTATAACTATTAGTTGAGGAGCAGCACCATATAACTCTATGTATGCCTTGATCTCACTCTCAATATCATCTAAAGATGGTGAAGAATCAAAGACCCATTGGATGTTACTCATCTTCTCAAAGTACTTGTCATAGTACTGGCTTCTCATATTAAGGTTTGTCTCAACCGTTAATTGTGAATGGCCTGATAAATGAGATGCTGCCCTCATCATTACAGTTGTAGTATCAGTGTCTGCTGAGAAAAATAGAGTTCTTACATTTGCTTTTAAAGCATAAATCAGAGCGAACATAGACTTGCCCACATTGGGTGCTGCTGCAACCATACAGACTTGTCCTCGTCTAAACCTAATCTGTGCCTGTTGTAATGAAGGCCACACATCAGGTAGGGGCGTAGCTTTTGTAGTTACTCCACCCCACGCTCTGCTTAAACTAAGCAACGTATTCCTCTCGCAATTTTATATTTAATTTGGCTCGTAGACTTCTTCGATCACGTTCACTCGAAGCGCCCCAAATACCGTATCTTTCATTATTCAATGCCCACTCAAAACATTCAGTAAGGTGTGGGCATCTATTGCATATTCTCTTAGCATTAGCTGCTTGATCACTTGCACCGGTCTCAGGGAAAAACAGTTCTGTATCTACTTCAGAACATAACGGGTTCTCGAACTCTCTAGGAACCCGCATAGGTTATCTAACCCAGACGGTATCGCACTTATCTGTAGCACCCTTTGGAGCGTTACACATCCAACCCTTCCAAGGACCCTTAGCGCCTTGGCCAGTTCGGTAGTTCATTCCTCCGTGCTTACAAGTTGGTGCATCACCGTTAATTGGTGCTGCTCCTAGTGCTTTAGTTGCGTAAGCAACTGTTGCATTAGCAGATGCTGATTCATTTAGTGAAGCAGCTACTGATGAGATCAGAGTAGATAGGTCCTGAATTTGTGTCAGTTGTCCTTCTAGGTCTGCATTGTTCTTGGCATAAACATTTACAAGTGTTCCATCTTTTAGTTTGAAGTTAACTTGTAGTTGTGTGTCGCTATTTGAAGCGGCCATTATTTTCCTCCAGTTGATTTGACAGAGATACGGGCGGTCTCTTGTCCTTGTTTGTATGGTACAAAGCCGAGAAGTTTTTCTACCTCATCAGCGTCTACTCGCTTAGGTCCTGCCACCGTAGTCCAAACGATTTGAACTCCGCTATGTGTAGTCCCAGCGAATCCTTCTAGTGATGTTCTTATTGATTCTTTAGTAGCTGATAACTTCTTAATCTCTTCATCAAGTTGTAAGTACAACAGCGCATTTTTATCGGCATCGGGATCATCAATCACCACCTCTGCCTCTTTGATACGTTCTTTTTTTAAGCCAACGCAACCCATCTCACCGGTGGCATCATAGTATTTACAATAGAACTTACAGTAATTCTCATCCTTCTCAGGCTCTGGTACCTCTACTGATTCTTTGATAGCAGATAACCAGTTCATTGCTTCTTCAGCAATTTTAGGATCATAGGTTTCAGTATGAACCTTTACATCACGCTCATCACCATCACGGGCGATGGCTACAAGATTTACGTTTCGGGGCTTCCCCTTCCCCGACTTTTCAAGCAAGTAGCCATACACCTGCACCTGCCACCGCTGTTGTTGCGATGGAAAATAGGAAAGGTTTTTAACCTTAACAGTTTTCCAATCTACAACATCACCAGTTTCAGGAATCCATAGGTCGATGTGTGCTTTCATTCCGTTGTACTCGACCTCTGTTTCAACAACATACTTCTCACCAGTTGGGTCAGCAATAGCCAACGCCTTCTCGATCTCAGCGTGGATCGCAGTACCCATAATGGCAGAGAGCTTTAACTCATTGTCATTGGTTTCAGGTTGGTCATTAAGACGATACCAAACCTTACGGCGGCATCCTCCTAACTCAGACGGTCCAACCTGCTTTTGTGTACTGCGACTACGGGCCGCATCTTTGTTCCTTAAAATATCTATAAGTAAATCTTTTGGATTAGTCATTACAAACCCCACTTAATAAAGCACTCTAAAATAAATTTATACATTTCTAAATCTAATAGGTACCACTGTAACTGCCAATATATCTCTCTCATTTTACCTTCCTTTTTTGCACGGCTATTTGTATCGGAGGACAGGTGTTGATGTCAAGTAGGGATGCTACCTCAACCGCCTTCTGTGCCAACTCTGCTGCCTCATCTTGTATTAAGAAACGATCACTTCGTTTAGAGTACATAAACCCTAAAGCGAATTGACCACCAGAACCAATACCGTAGTAGTTAGCTTCGGATTGGATGAAGGACATATCAGATGCGATGTGGAATATGAATCCGTTAAAGGCAATGAGGTAATCAAAGCCAGCGTCTTTGTCTTTCTCATTATCATTCCAAGCGTACCCATTATCGGTAAAGGTCTTGATGATAGATGGAATAACTCTCTTACCCATAAACTGTACCGGATCATAACTAATTTTATAAGATGGTGGATTCCAGTTATAAGTTAAGATATCACCAGGCCTGGTATCACCAGTAATCGCAAGAAGGTACTGACCCTTCTCAATTATCTTAGGAGTCTTTAAAGAAATAGTTCGTAAATTATCTTCAGTGATTTGAGAATCAGCAGCTAAGATACAAAATGTTTTACCTTGCACTCCGACGACAGTGGTCAAAGTTCCCTCCTTATGTCTTGAGATAAAGATACCATATAGTGAAATGCGACACGCCGTGAAGTCCAGATTCTCTCACCGGAGGAGTAAATGGGATTATACTACGAGCGATAGCGAGTTAAAAAACAGCAGCCCTCACGGGCTGTGATGAGTGAGGATACAGGATGTTCCGTCTACCAACTCTGCGAAAAAACAAAAATAAATTACCACCAAAGTTTGGTTCAGATCTGCGCTCATTAGGACCACTTCATACCTGTCCTTGTGGTTCCACTCTATTCACTGTGTTAGTTCAGTTTGATGATTACGAGATCTGCTGGTATTACTTAGATGCAACCTGTGCTAACTGCGGTAACTTGGTATGTGTACCTTGTCCCGCTGACAAAATGTAGGCACAAAAAAAGAAGGGCGCAGTTAAGCGCCCCTCTATATTGCCTCGCATCAATAAAACTATTTAGCTCCTAGACCGTATTCTTCCTCGGTCTTGTCAGCCCACTTTGCAAGTGGTCCTGCGATAGATCCGATTAGGATCGCATACTCTGGTGCTAGGTCAGCAGCTAGTGCTAGACCCATAGTTACTGCTGAGGCAAGTACAGCTCTAAGATAAGACTTAACTGCAGCCTTAGTCTTTTTGCTCTTTAACTTAGCAATTAGATCTTTCATTTATTTCTCCTGTTTCTTTTTAGGTAATAGTCTAGGAAGTTTTATCTTCTTAGGTATCTTACCCATCCAACTAAACCAGTTGGAATCATCGTTAGCGTACTTATCCTTTATGGATATATGTAAATGTTTATTATGTGGATTACTTCCTTTATAAACTCTTTCACCATCTTCTTGATTCCAAATCTTACCTTTAAATATTAGATACTTAACTCTGTTATCTAACTGTAATCTTTCATATATATCTTGACAATCAACCCCATTAGCAAGGTCGTGAGTTAAATCTACTGCTAGTCCTGTATTGTGATCTGAGTTAGGACTTTGTTTAATGTGTGCCGATGAAGGCAAGAGTCCGTCTGAGGCTTT